CTATTTTGCAGCGGCAAAGCCACCAACTGCCCCAACAGTGAGCCACACATACCATTTTTTATACCACGGTGCAGGCAGTGTAATTTCTGCCGCTTTTACATTAGTAATTGTTACATAAGGATTGGTATTAGTAACGTCTGTAGTGATAGTTTCTTCCCCTAAAAACCATTTACGTTTACTGCCTGTTATAATGGTTATACTATTGGGCACTTTCAGGCTGTCTATTTTAAAGCCGTTTTGATTGCTGGAATACCCAAAGCTGTACCACTCACCTACAACACGTCCTGAACGCTCAAAATTGTACCGTAGGGCATCGTTGTAGGCCACGGTAATGGTATCAATACGCAGTTCAGTATCGGCCTTAACCACACTTTTCAGTTTAGCGAATTCGCTAGCCAGCGCTGCCAGTTCCTTATCTTTATCCAGCAGCAGCGTATTAAGCCCGGCTTTGTTAACCTGCAGGGTTTTAATACTGGCCGTTTGTGTGCCAAGGCGGTTAGTGTAATACTTTACGGTATCGGTAAGCGCGGACGCATTATCATCGGCTATACGTTTGTTGTATGAGCACCGCTCAATACTTAGAAATAATGCCACGGCCAGCGTAGCAATTATAATGTAAGGTATATACTTTTTCATCACGCTTCGTTTTTACTAATTATACCATCGGCCTCCAGGTAAATGCGTTTTACCGCTGCCGGCACGCCTATTTTATAGTCAGGCCTGCGCGCCTGGGTTAGCCTTATTTTCAATATCCGGGTAACACAAAACTGGTTACTTTGGTTGCCACCCGCAACATGGTAAGCCGTATCATCTTCGCCAATATATATACCCACGTGGCCGCCCCCTACCCTGTTAAATACCAGGATATCACCCAGCATAGGCGTTGTAACCTTCGTACCGAAATTCAGGAATGATTTTGCACGCAGGCGGTCATACCCTTTAAAGTTTATGGCCTTACCAGCACGCAGTGCCAGCGCAACCATACACACGGCGCACCACGCGGTTTCATCGCTGGTATAAATGCTCTTTACACCAGCTTCATCTGCGAGCTTTAATAGCTCAGCATTGCTTTTTTTACCGGGTATCTCGGTAGTATCAAGCTTGCCCAGTTTTACCGCTTCGGCTACTATTTTAGGCAGGCCATCTATGTGGCCCAGCCAGTCGTATTTTGAACTTATTTTTGCCATTATCCTGCATTTAAATTATTATCATCTTTACCATATAAATCCTGAAGGTTACCACTCTTTTCAAAGTTGTACAGCCTGTCCATAATAAAACTCGGGGGATATTTCTTATCGCTGAACAAATAAGCATTTTTAAGGGCTTTACTGCCCGGATATAAAATGGTTGATACTTGTACGATAAGCTTAAAAACTTCGGCAATGGCATTTTCACCGGCCATTCTGTAAAGAATTTCAAGCAACGGGTAAACACTTATTATGATACCCCACATCTGCAGGTTTTTAGTCCAGAATGTCTTTGATTTGAAATCGCCTAGCCTTCTATGCCAGCGCCAGCCATAATACATGTTTACAGCTATGGCTATAAGCATGCCCCTGTAGAAGAGTGCGTTTTCGGCAAACCACAAACCCACACTGTCCAACACCCACCCTACCACGCAGAGGCTGGCCACTGCCTTTAGGTAATATTCAGCCTTTTCAGGATAGGTGGGCTTAACCGCATTTAGCAGCATGATCCATGCATATATTTTATATAGTAGTGTTTTCATCATCTAAGGTTATCGATTATTAAGTTTCGTTTAGCAGCCCCATCAGCCTCCAGCGCTGATATTAAAACATCAGCCATTCCCTGATTGCCGGAATCATTAGGATGAATACGGTTACCCACCGTCGTATCATCGTTGGTGAAATAATTAGTGTCGCCGACCGAAGAAAATGCTAATCCCAAGTTCGTATACCAAATTTTGGGATCTGCGAGAGCCGAAACAATACCCGCCGCATTCGCGCGTATAACTGCCAAAACGCTTTCCCTCGACGTTCCATCAGGTAATCCCGGCGTCCCATTAGGATAATTCCCTTGGGCAGGAGTAGGGCCAAAAACCCAAACAATCCATTCAGGATAAGCTTTTTTTACCTTATCGATAATGGCGGAAAGATTTGCTGAATATGTTGCAGATATAGCATCATTCATGCCCAGCGCGATTACAAAAATGCCGAACTTTGCTTTTACATACTGCACGCCACCCATATTAACAAAATTACGGGCATTCGTACTATTCCAACCTCCTTTTGCCTTCAACACTTTTCTAAAGGCAAACGCAGTGTGACGTTCTAAATTATCAATTAGAATCTGAATAGACTCGTTAAAACCTGTACTGGGACCAGAACCAGAGACAATAGAATCACCCAATACGACTATCGGGGTTCCAGTCTTAAAAAAGTCCATAGAGACACCCTTACCAATCGCGCAGCCGAAAGCCTTCGAGTTCGCATCCCCACCCGATGCAGTAGTATAAGTAAATGTTAAAGCCTCTTTTTCCTTAAAAAATCTTTTAACAGGAATAACACCGCCAGGCGTTGTAAGTCTCAATTGTTCCTGAATTTGTCCAGTTGGAGTATAGAGCGTTGTACCAAATGTCACGTTTACCGCTATATTTCCCGCTATAGAGGTAATATAGTCTTCTATGTAAAACATACATCCAGGGGAAGGGGCGTGAGATCCAATCGTCTGTACCGTCCAAGGTCCTTCCTTAAAATGCGTAATACCATATATAGGCACACTTTCTGTCTCAATTCTCTCTTCTATACTAACATCCAAATAGTTATTCTTCATAACAACTGGAAATCCTGTTTCTGCCATGATTTATATTTTTAAATTAGTGTGTTAAGTCTTGCAAGCGGAAATGTATAGAGCTCACCCGGCTCTGTAGCGGTACCATCATTATAGTAAAGTATTAATTGCGGTTCTGTGCTGAAGTTTGTGTCGTTATTTACCTGGTAAAAAGCATTTGTGGCAGGAAATACAATGTCTTCAATATTCTCTACGGATATCACATCAACCTTTTTATAAGCCTGACGGTGGGCAACGTTAATGCCTGTAACATTCGCCACCGGGGTTTCAGTTGTTTCAGTTATTAAAAAGTTGCTACCATCTTCACTATGCATTGTGCCGGCGCCGGTATAACGTGTTTTTTTATTACCCGTTTGTATGCCAATAGTGTGGGTTGTAATTGCGCCCACGTTTGTTATTTGCTGGAGGTTAGGAACACTTACCGCTACGCCCTCACTCAATAATTGAAAATCTGCGCCGGTACTTTGTGCCTGTCCGGCACCATACGTGCCGCCGGACCCCAGCCACAAATAAGACAACGCCTGCGCTATATTGTTTTGGCCTTTAAAAATGGTATACCCTGCATCCTGCGGCTGTATAGCCAGGACAGGCAAGCGCGCGTTGAGCCACTGATTTATAGTTTGGCCTGCGGTAAGGGAAAAATTTATAATATCGGTTTCTGCATCGTTCTCCATTTCTTGCGGGTTGGTATTGCCAGAATACACAAGCTCAAGGTGTGCCGATGTTAACTGTATAGCGCCGGCGCCATAAGTGCCTTTACCCTTATTGATCATCTTGTATTTTACCGTAGCGGGGTTAGCAACCACTACCGGAAACGGATTGCCAATACTGCCAAAGTCCTGAAGTACGATAGGCTCCCTGCCGACAAACCAAACCGACTGCTTTTCTGTAACCGTATACGCCGAAAGGGTGTTTATTTTGTTCAGGATACTTGTGAACGATTCACCGGGAACTATTTTAAAGGTTTTTTTAATATCGATATTATCCTGGTCTTCGAGACCACCCAGACCCAGTGTGGCGCGCGAGTAAATAACATTGAGCAGGGCGCCCTGCAGCAGCGCGGCGGTGCCATAGACCGTTCCGTTGAGGCTTACCTGTGAGTGCAACGTTAAGGGCAACAGTACATCGGCGCGCTCATAGCAATTAAAAATCTCTATACGCGAGCCATGTACCGCTGATATGTAGTTTTTAAGGTACTGCACGCCGTTTATTGAAAAACGGCTACTGCTTACCGAATTGATGATGATCATATCAGGTTATTTTAGAAAATCTTATGCCCTGCGGCTGTGACTTGCATGCTTTAAAATCGGGCTGACAGGTTCGAATAAGGTAATTGCGCACGTTATCCCATACCTGTTGCGCGGCCTCACGGTTTAGCGTGTACATTGTTTTTTTCGCTGATGCCTCAAGGGGGCGGCTGTTGTCACTCAGCTTTTCTACTACTGAAAAAGGTGTATCTATGGCCGATGCAAACATGATGTAGCGCGCATAGGTAAAATAAGCCAGTACCATTTTAAGCCCATAGTTAGTATAGCTTATGCCATCATGCTCGTAAATGCCACCGTCCATCAAATCAGCGTAGGCTAACGGTGCCACGAGAATTTTGTTAAACAGGCTTTCGCCGATGAGCGGCTGCACGTCCAGCAATTGCGCATCGATAATTTGCTCGTTGAGTTTATCATCGTGTGGCGTTTTTGCTATTTGCTTGTAGCGGGCTATATCACTCCGGGTTATCAGGGGCTGCATCATCGGTAAGTTTTAAGGGTTGTACTTTAAGGCTTGAATTATCGGCACTCTTTTCTAAAAGCTGGTTGAGTACTGAAGTAAGCAGAATGCGTTCTTTTGTGGTATTTTCCCAGTAGGTGCGCTTCATCTCGCGCATGGCTTCGCCGCTGTTGCCAAAGAGCGCCTTATCATTAGCCTTTATAAGCCCTGAAGGCAGGTTGTTGAAGGCCACCAGTATATTTTCGCGCACGCTGGTCTCGGTATAATCAAACAGCTTATCGTCTATCTTGCTTTCAATTTGTTTGATGAGAATAGCATCTTCCAGTTTTTCTCCTGCAAAGTCCATCTCAAGGCACAGTACGCCGCCCGTGTTTTCGGCTCCCAGGCTGTCTTTAATGGCCCCCTGAAACGCTTCCCGCTCACTCTCGGCCTGTTGCAGGGCATGGCTTCCGGGCTGTAGTCCCTCGCCTACCAGCGGCCTTGTAACCACCAGTGTGTTGCCAAAAAAGCCTTTGCGCAGCAGCCTGTTTTTATAAACCGAGGCCTGAGCCTCGCTGTCACAATCTTCGGCAACCGAATCAATGCGGCTTAACGGATAGATAAGCTTGGTATCCATATTGATGTAGAGCACCTGGCCTTTGTAGTGTTCCCATCCGCCGGCTTTTTCTACCTGGGCATCGATTACCTTTTTGCGCGGATTGTACACGTCTATCAGCTCAATATCACTGCGTTTTGGCTTGAGCCATTCTTTGCACACTGCCACCTTACCGGCATAGTCGTTGCTATCCTTCTTTCCGATGCGGCACCACTCAAATGGCAGTACGCTAAAATCGGCCACCTGGTACAGGGCGTTGTAATTAATATGGATGAACACGCCGCGCTGCTTAACCAAATCATCGGCCACATCATCGGCAAAATCTATTAATTTTAAATTTTGTGCCTTGTTGATGATGGCGTTATCGGCAGTTTCGCCATAGCCTTTGCCCAGCAGGTACTGCACCATGATGGCGGCAGCGCTCTTAGCGGTAACGCTGTTGTTTATGAGCCGGTCCATCCTGTCTGGGTAGGCATTATCTACATCATTGGCATATACATCGGCGGTTTTGCTCCATGGCGTGAGACGTTTCCAGACTTCTATAAGGAGGGTTTTCATGATTGCAATGATTCAGGGGGAGTCTCACCAATACTTGTTTCGCCGGCGGGCTTTACTTTTTTTTTAGCCTGTCCCGCTTTTTTAACGGTCTGCTTCAGTGTTCTCGCCTGTTCAGTTACTGTGGGCTGCTTGGCGGGCATTTGCGCAAACAGGCGTTCGCCATTAGGGCGTTCCAGCAGCTTTATCGCGTAGGCATCGGTCATATTAGCATTATTCACCATGATGGCCGAGCCAAACTCCAGCGGAATGTTTTCATACCTGGCATGCAGGCGGTACTGACATGTGTTTGCCATAGCGCTATAATGTTTTTGGTATCGGGTCAAATATTGGGCAAGGCATTTGGGGCACGACGGATTTACCGTACCCGGAAAAAGGGCGGTATACTCCTGCAAAAAGAGCTGGAGGTACCGCACCCCCCCGCCCGTAACACTACGGGTAAGGGTGGCGATATCCATGGTAGTAAAATCAGGCATTAGGCCGGATCTTGCTCAAACTTGTTGGTAAAGGCCGTTTTAGTAGCGGCATAATCGCCATCAAGAAAGGTTTTAGGCATGGTAGTTTCTTCAAAACCATCGGCGCTGGCAAGCTCAAACATAATCATGTTGTCGTTCTCGCGGCTGCTGTTTGTCATGGTAGTAATTTCAAGTCCGCTGCTGTAGCC